GCCCCCATTTTTTTGGCTAGTTTGCCTGCTGCTAGATCCGTGGCTTTTGTTACATGCTGCCTTACTAATAACTCAGCCTGATCTATTTGTGGATTGAAAATCCTATTCATTTTTTGTTTATAGTGATCCAACTGAAACTTAGTCCAGTGGTGCTTCTTTTTATCTGTCATATTTCCTCGCTTTCATTTTTTGTTATGGGATAATCCTATACGCTAGCGTAACAAATGTCAACCTACATTTTTAATGCGGTTTACAACCTGAGGTTGTATCCATTGGATATTATATCCCCGACCACCCACCCCTATTATATAGGATAATTTGGGATTGTAAAGGATAATAATGTCGCACCTGCTCAACTACAGGTTGAAAAAAAATTTAAGTCTGCCTTATTTTTGCCTCATTTATATGGGATAGTCCTAAATATGAATAAAGATATGTATACAATAATAAAAGATTTAATTGAAAGTGTTAAAATTTTAATAAAGCGTGTTGAACGCTTAGAAGAAAAAATTCAGGGGTCTACTCGTTTAGATGGCTCCGAATAGTGATCAACCCAGTGTCACACCGCAACTAGTTTGCCGTCTTCACTGGGTGCTGATCCCCGATCCAATGGTGTGTAACACATCAAGATATGCGCAATGTCATTGGATCTGGGATCGGTTAACGTGCCTAACTTTTCGCGGATGGTTGCAATTCTAGTTCGCCACCGCGTACCGATACTAGATAACGGCGGGACAGGACTGGTCAAGGTGATACAGAAAACCTGTACAACGGATGGGACCGACGGATGTAACGATTAGCTTCGTTGCCGACCATCCCTACTGTTGGCTAAAATACTGTAAACAGCGCCGGGTTTTTGTTATATTTTGACTCGGCGCTATGCGACTCTCAGGTGGTGTACCAGGTGATGCTGACATCACAGTCGCAAGCGACAAGCAGCAAGCTTCAAGCAGTTAGCGCTTGACTTTGGTGAATAAAGGATTATATAGGATAATATGAGAAATAAAAAAGAAGCTTTAAAAATTACAGACAGTTTTACAAAAACTTCTAAGATGCCTGGACTATCTTACAGCCTGCCAGCTTGGGAGTGTAAGACCGGATGGAAACTGGCTCAAGTACCCGGGACGCCTTGTTTTAGTTGTTATGCTAAGAAGGGCAATTATACAAGATATCCAGCTATTAAACGAGCGCAATATAGAAGACTGAAAGCAATTGACAACCCGTTGTGGGTTGATGCGATGGTAACAGTAATCAAGAGACAAAAATTTTTTAGATGGCACGACGCCGGAGATGTTCAGTCAAAAGAGCATATGCAAAAGATCTTAGAAATATGCAGAGCAACGCCAAACACTCAGCACTGGTTAGGCCCTGAGTCTAGCGCTTGGTCTCATGAGTCCGGAGTTACTACAGACATCGCGAAGCGTACTTGCCCGGCACCAACGCAGGGGGGAAAGTGTTTGGATTGCAGAGCTTGTTGGAGTAAAGACATTAAAACCATAATTTACGGGAAACACTAATGACAGTAAAAGAATTAATAAAACGTTTAGAAAAAATAAAAAATAAAAATTTACCAGTTAGAGTTATTGCAATTGAGGATGAATCCAACTACTGGCTTGATCCTGATGGTGTTGAAGTTAGCAACACTGGAGAAAGTGGCTATGAAATATCTGGTGAAGTTAGATTGATTGGTAGTGAATAATGACAGACAAAGCTAGTTTATATATTTATAGAGTAAAGACTGGATCAAAAAGAATAAAAAAAATTAAGTTAAAAAAATTTTTAAAAGATGTAAATTTATTAACTTGTAGAAATATAAAATTTTACGTAAATAAAAAAGATGCACGTATTTAAACATCCCAGCTATTACAAAAAAGTAAAGGAAGAAGGCAAACGCTCAAGCAACAAGCAGCAAGCCACAAGCTCCAAGGATCCTGAAGCAACAAGCAGCAAGCAATCAACAAGACTCAAGCCGCAAGCAACAAGCATCAAGCCCTGAGGCACAAGCCTCAAGCGTCAAGCCACAAGCATCAAGCTCCTTGATAACCTTTCCCTCATAAAGTTTTACAAGGTTAAGGGAGAGGGCCTTAACAAGAATAAATGTGTTGTCTGGATGTTTCACATGGAACGCTATTTGATGTGGTGAGAGACGAACTTTGTTTGTCCGAGTAGCTTTTAATTCTACTGTAAAAAAGTGATTGTTATTATTATAGCCCAGTAAATCAGGAGTACCCCATGAAACGCTATTTTCCACGCGTGTAAATGATAATTTGCGATTATTTTCAGTAACGAACGTTTTAATTTCATGCCATAATTTTTTTTCTGGTTTCACTACTACACCTCCTTTAATTGTCAACGCATAAATAACTGAATTGATACTCTAGGCATTATCGGACTTATGATATTATTAACCTTGTGATCAAGTGGGGTCTTAACAATTATGATTGAGTTCCCAATAACAGGGAGAAAGCCAAAACCATTTTGATCATTAAACATAAATTCGCCACCCCAATTCTTATTCCAACTATGATTAATATAATAACTAGCTCCATAGGTCCAATTGCCATCATTATGCCAGTTAATTCCACTACCCTTTTTTAGAAAATGTATTGTAGTAGACATATGACTTAGCTTTGGACAATCAAAATATTGATTATGTTTTATCAATGTTTTTAAACGTTCAAAAGGTGGATAGCCAACAGTCAAGGCAGTAACAGGGGGAACTAAATCTTTATATAAATATTTTTTCCAAAACTCTGTTGTGTCCTTAAATTTTATATCTTTACGCTCTTTTAGGATAGCGTCATGGATGCCTTTGTATAAAGGGTATGGTAGAAAATTATGTATCCACCACAATTTACCTGGAATATTATAAGCTAACTTCACAACTTCTTAACAATTTTACCCATCTTCCAAGACTCAGGGGTAACTGTTATAGCCAACCTATGTGTTTCTCTTACACCAATTAATTTATTCTCCAATAATTGTATACCTTTTATGTCATAAAACTCACCATTAGGAAGCACAACCTGTACCCGGGCGTTGGCTGCTACTTCGCCTTGCATGAATTTATCTAATGCTGCTCTCAATACCTTTCCAGTAAACATGGGTTGATTTATAATCTATGTTGTATTAAAAAGCAACTATGAGTAAACAACGAGAACGAGGACGTAAATGGGATGGCAGATCAAGAATCTCAAATGATAAATACAAGGAAGGTTGGAATAGGATATTCAATGGGACTACCAAAGAAATTGACAGAACAACAGATGAAGTTCGCCTACGAACTGGTAACAAACGAAGGTCGTAAAACAGCAACACAGTGTGCAGTAGACGCAGGTTTTGAAAAGAAGTGGGCTAGGCAATATGCCAGCAAACTACAAAACCCAAAACTATACCCGCTAGTAGTTAAATACATTGGTGAATTAAGAGAAGAGTGGCAGAGAAAATACGAAGTCACTTATGAAAAACATATTGCTGAACTAGCAAAACTTAGAGACGAGGCTCGCAAAAAGGGAGCGTGGTCTGCTGCAGGGAATATGGAGATTGCGAGAGGAAAAGCTGCGGGTCTGTACATTGAACAAAAAATAATCCGGACAGGCAAACTAGAAGACCTAACAACAGAAGAACTAGAATCACGTATGAAGAAGATAATTGATGACTATTCACCCATCTTAGAAAACGTTCCATTTGAAGAAATAAAAGAGACAGTAACCCAAACAAAAGAAGGATCTTCAAAATCATTAGATGAGGACCCTCTCCATCTTGATGATGCAGCCGACGGGGAAGACGTTCCTGTCACTGAATAACTCATCATTAGTTTCATAACTCGCAAAAGTTCTAACATTCTTTGCGTCTCTATTAAATACGTACGCGTGAGTGACCATGATCGAAGGCATCATACCTGCGAACTCATGTGAGCCTGCGTGCCCAGCATCCCCGGTGATGTCAGCCCACGTTATTTTGTAGAAGTAATAACGCTTCTTCTTAATCACAACTGATTTGTATTTAGTTTTCTTAGCTACCATGATTCTCCATAGGGTTTATAATATGAGAACAGGTTTTTGAAAATCGCTTTTTCATACTCGCGCGCAGGGAATCCTGTGTAGCAGCATGTAACACTCATGTAGCATGTTTGTAGCAAGCATTTAGTCAATAATATCAATACTTTAAGTCTAATGTAGCAATGTATCATACTTTTTTTCAAATTTTTTTTTCTAAAGTCATTTCTCATATAAATAGCTCTATGGTACATGGTGCCTGAAGCCTGTCTCATGCCCCTTGAGCCTTCTCCCGGTGGTATCTACCCACTCTTTCAAGCCATCTATACATAAATTGTCTAAATTCGTCGCCATGGGCCACATATCTAAGCACGTCACCACCCTTAACACTTATCAAAATGACTCCAGAATTAATCTTAGTCCCGTAAACGTAGTTGTGAGCAAGAGCATAAGCCGCCGTTTGTACGAAATAATCGTCAATCCATTCACGCTTCTTGTACTTATTGCTTTGTTTAAAATCTATGATAGACTCCCGGCCTTCGTAAATCCCCACAACGTCAGACGCTCCCGCATATAAATCAGGGTACCATAGAGGCATCTCTAACCCCCAAACCTCCTCTAAGGGGCTGAAATGGCCTTTATCGATGATGTTTTGGGCCATGGTGCCTGCCTCTTGACCCAGATCAGTTAGATCCATGTGACCTTCCCCTTTGATATAGCCTTCTAGAATCCTATGCATAATAGTACCTCGGGCTGCTGCATCATCACGTATTTGGTCTGCCTTCTTTTCGCCTTCTCTTTGCCGCCATGCAGCCAATTTTGCCTTCGACTCTTCCGATCGAGTGGCTCCTAAAATAGTTGTAACAGATGGCAATCTTTCTCCGTTGATGTCGTACACTCTACCACCGGGGCCATCCACCCTTTTGATCTCTTGATAATTAAACTTTGGTTTTCCGTTCCATATTGGCATTTCTAAACTCCGTTAGGTTGATTATTTCAGCCCCCTCGTCGAGGCGTTCTTTTGCGTAATGTTCTATTATTTTAGTTATCTTTGGTAGTTTAGTATGTGCATAAGGCCATAACAGACGGGCAACGTAGTAAGCATCTCTGAAACAACAACGCCACCTGTACTGCATCTTGTGGCCAGTTTTATCTCGAGGCTTTTTATTTAAAGTACCACAACCAAGTATCTCCATCATCCAACGCAGCACTGATTCATCGGTCATAGTTACTTCCATAACTATGCGCCAGGTGTAGGTTTTACGCGGGCTTCCGTCCCTCTTCTTTTTGGTCTCATAATATTTTTTATAGGTAATACTTCCTTCCCCATCAAAGAGGCCGGCAATGTAGGCTATGTCTGCTTCTCTAAGCATATCTTATTCTCCCCAGATTCAATTGTTTTAAACCCATACAAAGTGAGCGCGTATGCGATTACATCCATTTGATATTTTTTATAATCGTCAAATATAAACCTTGCACGGGGCGCTGCTCGGTTGGCAAACCAAACCGCCTCCGTCATTACATCTTTTGACATGTGCGGGCCATCAAAGTGTACTAGATTATAAGGACCTGTATCCCAAAATCTATTCATGAACTCCACATCTGTCATGTGAAACAAATCAAACTCAGTATAAATAGATAAATCTTTTTGAAGTTGGCAACGCATGTTTTCTGTATAGTCTGCCGTGTAGGCAGGCGAAGTATCGTAGTGCTGATATTTTAAATTACCATACGGATCAATTCCTATATGTCTATAATTACCAACTGGAACACGATCTATAAACGTGTCCATAATTATTTTAGAGCCAAGACCTTCCCTCACACCTATCTCGCAGGTCATAACTAAATCAGTAAGTGTAGTCTCTTCACACCACTTTTGTAACAAATCATATTCTGAACTATCGCCTTTAATCGCCATGCTTCCTTTCATAGTCAGGTCCTAATTGTATTTTATTTATGTAGTCACTGACTTCATTTGTTAGTTTCTTGTTATCTTCTTCAAGTGCTTTGATAGTTGCACCTGCGCGCCTACAGGTTTCCTGTAGGAATTTTACTTTGCCCTCTAGCTCTTCAATTCTTAATGTCAGATCCAATGGGCCCCGGGTCTCCTTCATCTTTTATTTCTCCTTCTGAATTACACATGGTGCATTGAACAACAATTTCTTGTTCTTTGCTTGGCCATGTAACTTCTTTTTTAACTTTAATATAACCATTACCTTTGCATCTCGGACATATCTTCATGTCCTACGCCTCTTTGAATAACTCTTTTAGAGATTTTTTGTAGACGGCTAATACTTTTTCATGATCTTTAAAAAGTCTGTCCACATCTTCTTCTCTCCATTTATGTTTATTTAAAATGGCATCAACTGTTTTACCAACATTTATCTTTGAAGCTTTGATTATGTCGTAGTTTAGTTTTGTATAGTAACCATCACTGGACTCGTCAATCTCTTGAATTTCTTCATCAGTCATTCCAAGTTTAAGATCCATACCATCCAGAATTGATTTTAATTGCATAAGTGTTTTTCTACCCCAGTTAGGTACGCGAAGTATTTCTCCTTCTTTAAGTTTAACTAGGTCCCTTACTGTTTTTATAGGTCCCCACCCTGAATCAGGATAATCTTCATGATTTTTATTAAGCCATTCAATAGCTTTATAAACTCTACGATTAACCTCAAACTCTTCAATGTTCCAATCTAGTTTATTTTTTTTAACGTCCATTTTCTTTCTCCTTTTTAAAATATTGTTTTGCTTTCATTCTTACATACTCATGATCTAAGCCAGCGTACTGGCAAACGAGAGCGAAGTCTCGATTATAATCAGTGAAGTAAGATCTTGCTAAATCTATAGAGACACATCCAAAGTTTTTATTTGGATTAGGTTTAATAGCATCTTCAAGAGCAGCTATTAAAACGTTACGCCATAGATTACGTTCTGCATTTAAGCTTTCGCCTAATACATTAATCGCTTTTGGAAATACGCTTACTGAATTTGCCATTTAATTTCTCAACTTTCTCTTCTACTAAAACCTTAACAACTTGTGCCCTAGAAATTTTTATGTTCTTTGGTGCAAGATGCTTGGCTAACTTTCCAATTTTCTCATAACAGTCATGATCGACTGCGAGACTTTTATATTTGCTTATGTCTGTCATATAGTATATCCTTTCTCTTATATATGATCATATAGGATAATATATAAATTATACAAGGTTGTCAATGAAGTTTTTTTTAACAGTTTACATATGTTCTTTTGTAGCAAACCAGTGCATGGTGGCGCCTGGATATCCTAAACCCAAAATAGACTATTATCACTGCATGAAAGATGGCTTGGGTGAATCATATGAAGTATTATTTGGTGGAGAATTTAGCGAGGATGATATCGTCGTCGCTCGGCTTTACCCAAAATGGGCATGCGATAAAGTGATTGTTCCTCCGAAGAAACCTGTAGAGAAAAATTCTTTATAGCCTTATACCACTTGTCTTTGTAGACAGGGTCTTTTGTTTTATTCCACATAATCGCTAGTTCATCTATTTCTTTCATTCTCATTTTATCTCCCTTGTCGGTTGTATTTCTTTCTATGTCTCTTTTGAGATTTGTTAAGACGTTTGGTATGACGCCCCGGTCGTTTACGAGGCTTTGGCCTCTCTACAAATGCTTTAAACTTTTTGGCCATCTTTATATTGTTTCAACCATTCTTTATCTCTTTCAGACAATTCTAAATATCTAATGCTGCCATTGATATGTTGCCTGGTGTCTGATCCACAATTTGTGCATCTATAAAACTCTGTAACGATTGCAACCAATATTGCTTCTTGATCACAATGTTCACAATGTCCTGTAACTGTATCAATCTTGCTGAATAGTTTAAATGTTTTTATGGTCATATTTGAGCTCCGTATATATGTAGACATGCATTTCCTGACACGGTCACACAATAATCATTAGTTTCTTTTACCATATGTTCTAGAAAACTAGGAAAAATTATTATTTGTCCTTGTCTACATTTTGGCTCATTATGTAATTCAAAAAAATTTGTTTTCTCCCAAAACACAGGTGGATAATAAGAAAGTAATGATTTGTCCGAAGGATTTACAAACACAGTTTTTCCCTCTTCAATTTGTTTATATATAATGAAAGAGAAGTGACTATTTGGATGCACATGTTTTTCTTGATAGTCTCTATTCTCATATCTGTTTTCCCATATATTTAAAATTTTTATCTTACAAGGGCTTTGCACATCTTTTCTTATTAAATTATATATTATATTTAAAATATATTCTGAAGAATTATCTTCAAGAGTATTTTGAAAATTAAACGAACTATTTGTTCGACATTCCCACGTCTTCTCGAAACCTTGATTAATTACTTTAACTTTATCAATGTCTATATTACCTATGTACACAGGAATTGAAAACAAATTAAGTTTCATTTCTTTCTAAACTAAGTCTACGGCCCTTCCTATTATTGGTTTATATTTTGTTTTACCACCTTCTTTGTATGCTCTCATGTATTGGGCTCTTGGATTAAACTCAACGTATGATGCATGAATCCATCCAGAGTTTGGCTCACCAGGAGTGTAGAACTCCAAAATCAATTGATCTGTCGTGCAGTTCATCTTAACCCAATCAGCGACTTCAGCGTTGTCTACGCCAACACATTCGAAGTCTGCGGCCTCGGCTTTGGCATGCTGTGAATTTACAGAGCTGCCAATAGCTGCGCATAACTCACTGCTACGGAATCCGCTCGTTACCTTGACCCTGCCGAAGTGGTCACGTACGGGTTGTAAAATATTTTCACAAAGCAATCTTAATTTTTCTATTTGGTCTGCGTTTGGATTGTTATCAATATCCAACCTGATGGCTGTATCTGATTTAATCATCTCTTGAAGACTGAAGTTTCTACTTAAATTCATAATATCTTATCCATTACATATCTTTTTAAACTACTAAACTTTGTATCTGTGTACTCAGTTCTTTGTATCTTTTCAAAACTTAATTTAATTTTGTTTTCACACATAGGGGTTAGTAGTAGCAAAGGATCTCCTTTTTTCAAGTATAGCTCATCTTGATCTTTTTTAATAGGTATAAAACAAGACATATAAAACTTGTAATCTTTATCTATTATACCAGGAAATACTACTCTTTTATTAAAATGATAAAGTGAATCACTGACTATAAAAGAAACATCACTGTGAACCTGTACAGCTAACCACAGTTTTACAATAAATTTATAATCATGATTGCCGGCATACTTTACAAATGGATCATCATGAATTGTCAGCATCTCAGGTAAATTAGTTCCAGCTTTTTGTTTGTATATTTCATTGTCTTTAAACACTGCATAAACATCAAAAGGGCACGTCATCAACAAAGATCTTTTGTATAGGTTTACAAAACCTGGACAACTTTTTATAGTTTTTGTGAAAGGTAAAAATTTTTTAACAACTGGATCAAAGAAGTTTTTATGCATGGTCCTGAAGTATCCAGGAAAATTATGCGGCACAGTTTTGAAAATACTTTTTGCATCCTCTAAACTTAGATTGTCGTCATAACATATCTTTAATTTCTTTCTGAACATTTTTTCTAGTATAATATTTCTTTTTGTTTCTAATTACAAGTTGCTTGAAGCGTGGTGTACGCAGCTCTTTTGCATATTTATTTGCTTTCGATAACGATTTTGTCGATTGTTTCGCTGCCATCTATATTCTTAGAAATGTAAGCCTCTACTTCTCCACACATTAATTGTTTGTTAGCCATATCCATGTTTCTCTGAGCTTCTCTTTTCATCTTAAGACAAGTCCCCATCGACTCCTGGATACGGTGTTCTACCAATTGACCATTTAAAAATAAACAAAGTGCTATTACAAATTTAGTTGTCATTAATGTGTTCCGTTCCCATTTCCAAATTTAATATCTCTTGTAGAGTCTTTTAGTTTTTCTATATCTGCTTTAAGTTTAGTAATTTCTTTTTCATGTGCTTTTAACATTACACCTGTGTGCACATTATCTTCTAATTGCTTTTGCATCTTCTCTATCTGGGTGGCCTGCCATTCCAAGATCATGAATTGCTCTTGATCTATGGGTTTTTGAACACTAGCCTCCAATAAATCTTTTTCAAATAATTGGTTCTTTGTCTCCAAACGGTTGAGCCTTTCAATCACTCCGAACGCGAACCACGCGCCGACGGCGACGGCAGCCACCAAAGAAATTAAGTTCCTTAGTGGCAAACCGATTGAAGTGTTGTCTGAAATTTTTACTGACATTATCTAGTCCAAAGCCATTCTACTAACTTTTTCCAAGGCCAGCAGATTATATTCCAAACCCATTTAACTATTTTTTTAGCCATGTTGTTCTCCTCGTGTGTATGTGGAACATCTCCATTTTCATGTGCGTGAGTAACGCCATCATCATGAGTGTGCTCTACATAATCTTCTCCGTGAATGTGACCACAGTGAGGGCATTCCCTCTGCTTGTTGTAGTCAGCTACGAAAAAATTCATATCACAATTTTCACATTTCATTTTTTCTTCTCCTCAATTTCGTAGAAGAATTTATCAGTGTCCTCTGTTCTCCATTGACGAGAGTCTTCTACGTTCCACTCACTCGTCTGGACTTTCCAGTCAGGTATATCGTCTCTGACTGTAAAAGATGGTATGTCCCATATAATTCTGTTGTTTGGCTGTGCAGCATAATTGCCGTCGTCTAGTGCCAATATGTGAGCGCACTTATGTTCGTGCGGTATTTCTGAATGATCAGTGTCTATTATATTACTCTCTGGGTGAGCCCAGTCAATAGTAAAAAGATACTTACCTGAATGCCATTTCTTATCTTTTCCAATGTATTTGCCGGCTTGGCCGTCTAAAATATCCCAAGAAGTAACAGCAGGGTAATAACTGAAAGAATTCCAAAGCTGTAACTCATCAAGTCTTCGCTGGGGGACTTCGGATGGTTCAAATCCTCTTTGAATAAACGCGCTAATAGGCAGGCGATAGAATACTGCGCCGTTCTCCATAATAGCGTGAAATAATATAGGCCTACCCGTGATGCTTGACATACCAAAGATAACACAATCTTCAACTTCTCCATGATGTTTTTGTAAGTCATAAAGATATTCCCTTCTAATTTGGGCATAGGTTACTGGTACGTTTGCATTTAGATAAGCCATAATCAGTCATAAAAATCTTGTTTGGAGAATATTTTACTAAGTTCTGGAAAATAAATAAAGTTAAAACTTTTATTTTTTTCATGCATTAAAACCTCTATTGCGTCATCAACACTGTTGACTAGAGGAAAGCCAGATAAATTAAATGATGTATTAGCCAGGATAGGAACGCCTGTTATATTATAGAACTCTTCTATTAATTTATAGAAATGATAGTTTTGTTCTTTCTTTAACGTTTGAATCCTACACGAATTATCTACATGCGTAATACCCGGAATATTATTTTTCTTAACCTGAAACACATAAGACATAAAGCTACTTTCATTTTTTGATTTTAAATCAAACCAGTCATGTCTATGTTCATGAAGCATGGTGCCTGCTGCAGGTCTAAACCATTCTCTATTCTTTAACACATTAAGTTTTTCTTTTGCAAAGCTATCTCTTGGATCATACAGGAAGGACCTGTTGCCTAGAGCTCTTCGACCTAGTTCGTTTCGTCCTTGATAGATAGCTACAATGTTTTTATTTGATATAAGTTTAGCAACGTCTTTGTGTTTGATTTGTTCTCCTCTGTTTGGAAGGATTGTATAGTTTGGAAAATCTCCAAGATATAAATCATTTAGTTTGTTTTTAGTTTTAGTATGGAATAAAGCTGCACCCATCGATATACCAGCGTCATCACAGAAAGGATCTACGTACAGGTTTGGTGAGATGTCTAGTAACTTTGAATTAAGAACTGTGTTTTGAAATACGCCACCTGATACACATAGGTTTTTGTTTTTAAGATTTGAAACATACTTAGAGATAATATTTTCTAGTTCAGTTTGAATTGTATTACATAAAATTGCATCGTCCAATTTGGGTTTCTGTTCCAGTATTTTAAATACACTTTGCTGCACACTTTTAAAATGATTGAACTTAGTTGTGAATAAATTTATTGGATAGGTTTCATCTGTGTAACTGGATAGACCCATAACAGATCCTTCTTCTTGCATACCTAATACATCTCTCACGTATGTATAAAAATTACCCAGGCTAAATGTATTTATAAATATGTCTTTACCTTTTATGTATTCATCTTCAGATGCATACACTTGAAATACTTTTTTAAAACGTTGACCCTTAAAATAATATAGAGAAATAAGCTCTGATTCTAGGTTATCATAATTAAAATAACCGCCATTACAATCTGCAACTAACACATAAGATTCTTTAAAACCTGAATTATAAAAAGCACAGCACGCATGATAGAAGTGATGACCTGTTACATAATTAAATTTTGTATATTTAATACTAAAATCTTTAAATACTTGTTCTGGGTTTTGTTTATCTTCAGAAGAAGAATGTACAAAAATAATTTCATCAAAGTTATACCCACTATATTTGTGCAGCAGGGCCGACCAATTTGGGCTCTTCTTAACCTTATTTAATCTTTCTGCTTCTTGAAAGTATATTACTCTATTGTCTTTTATTTCACAAACAGATGCATTGTGTGAGTTTTGTATGGCTAAGACGTGAGCCATTATTTGATAGAGCCCCAATTAGGACCCGATTCATAATCTACTTTGTTTGGTATTTTTAAATCAACAGCTGATTCCATAATTTCTTTTATCTTCTCAGCTTGTTTATCGTCTTCAACAGATAAATCTAATTCATCATGTATTTGTATGTGAGGCAGTATTCCTTCTTTGTATAAATCTAACATAGCTTTCTTTGTCATGTCAGCAGCAGAACCTTGAATTAATTTGTTCAAAGCTTTGTATGTAAATGCTCTACGTGTAGGATTGTTGTGCCAGTAATTCTTTTTAGGATTACCATCTTTGTCTTTTAATAATTCGCCTTCATCATTTTTTAAATAAGGACCCATAGCTTGTAGATCTTCCATACGCTCTTGATCTTCTGCAGGTACATATTTACCCCAATCAGATCCACGTAATATAGGTTCGTATTTAGGGAATCTACAATGTCTACCAAGTAAAGTTTTAATCTGACCTTTGTCAGCAGCAGCTTTCATAACTTGATTCATTAGTTGTTTAACAAATGGAACTTTGCTGTGATACTTATCAAACAATTCCTCTGCTTTAAATTTTGTAACTCCTAATTCAGCCTGAAGTTTTGCTTTACCCATACCATAAAACAAACCTAGATTAATTACTTTAGCTTGTGATCTTGGTATTTCTGCCATCTCTGCAACTATCTTATGAAAGTCTGTTGAAGAGTCTGTGTCATAAGAATCTGCAATTGTATTTACAGAAGGCAGGCTAAATCTTAATGCGTAGTGTGCGACAAGCCTTGGTTCCTGTTGCGAGTAGTCAAAGCAACCCCACTTGCAGCCATCCTCAGGTATAAATAAACTTCTAATTAAAGGCCCTGTGTGTGGATCCCTGGCTGGTATTTGCTGTAAGTTTGGGTTTTGATAAGAGAATCTACCTGTTACAGTGCCTCCATCATCTGATCTAATCTGATTTATTTCAGCATGAATTCTACCTTTATGCTCATGTTTCAGTATGGTATCTATGAAAGTTGTATTGACCTTGTTTATTTTTCTTGCTTCCGCTATCTTTTGGATTATAGGGTGCTCATGACTAGAGAGGAAATTTTTTGTAAATGAAGGCTCGCCGGATTTCGCGGTACGCTCGTAAGGTAGGTTCAACTTTTCGAAAACTTTTTGAATCGACCGTGCTGCCCATATTTGAACATCTATTTGTGTTTCTTTTTGAATCTCTTGCAATAGCATTTGCTCTTGTGCAATTAATTTTTTCCGCAATTGGTGAGATGCTTCTGTATCCACTCGTACTCCTAAAAAACGCATGTCTACCAAACAAGGAAAAAGATCGGTCTCGAGATTAAATATATCTTCTAAGTCTTGTTCTATTAATAATTTCTTTACGTGCTGCCAAAGTTTATAAGTTAACTCTGCATCTTTCTCTGCATAGATTCCAACCTCCTGCGCAGGTAACTGCCACATATCTGCTTTTGCATCCAGCCCTCTTTCTTTTGCAGCTGCTAATAAAGCCTTTTCACTTTTGCCTTCATTTAAAAAATGCCAGGACAAAGTATTTAATGTGTATGAGAATCTGTTTTCGTCTAGGAGAGAACACGCTATCATTGTATCTACAATTAAACCATTTATTTTAAAACCTAGACTACGTATCCAACAGACGTCGTACATTGCATTGTGAAATATTTTTGTAGCTGGACATTCTAAAATATCTTTAAACCATTCCAGGGTTCTCTTCCTATCCATGTTAGGTCCTTCTTTATGTGCAATAGGAAAATACCATTTGTCATTATAGGTTGCCACTGCAATACCTACAACTTCACCATTACCAATAACTGCACCAGAGCCTCTTGATTTTAAATCAGGGTCTCTGGTTTCTAAGTCGATCGCTATCTCGTCGTACGATCTAAGATCTGGATACTCTTTCGGTTGTACCCATTCCGTTTGTGGTGTTAACATATTTATACCTTTTGTTTTCTGACCTAACTTCTTTTGCTTGTTCTAAACACTCCATAGATTTTTCAAACATGCCTTGGTTCCATAACCAACCTGCATGAATTTCTAAAATTTTATTTCTTCTTTTTTCCATTACCTATCTTTTTTAGATGTTGTATTTCTAAATCACAATAATGTTTTATTTTTTCTAAATCTTCTATTGCTTTACCTTTAGATAAATACCTGCAGACATATTTAATTACGTTTGCTTGCAGTGGATTAAGTTCATTGTCTCTTATAAAAGTCCAGGGTTGAATGAGAAACTGTTTGTAATGATTCCCCCCGACCTGCTTACCATCAGGAAATGTATCATCAAACATATCGTTACTTGTCATAGTTCATATTCCTTTATTTTCTTTTTAGCTTTTAATTTGTAGAGATTATTTCTTGCTCTAGTGATTCCTACATACCACACTCTATGTTCTTCATCTTGTTTGTCAAGGCTTGTTTTGATTCCTCTTTGAACTCTCTCACCTTGATGCATAGATAAAATTACATTGTCCTCTTCACCGCCTTTTATTGCATGTATGGTAGACATCCATATTCTTGCACGTTCACTTAGTTTTTCACCTGCAGCTATTAGGTTTCTTAAATATAAAATGTCTTTTTGGTCAGCTATAAAAATATCATACCAAGGAATTTTTCTATTCCACTTACCATCAGGTATGTATTCAGTAACTGATCTAACTTCCTTCTCTTCTAACTTCTCTCCTTTACACCATTTGGTATAGGCCTGCGCACCTTCATACATTCCAACACTGTAGCTTTTACCTTTATTGCTTTGATAATAAAAATTCTTTTCTTTTAAATCTTTCATAATGTCTATTAAGTTATTTTTTGTTCTAGTAAGAATAAGCCATCGTCCTTTTGTAAGATCAACCTGGTTCAAATCACTAATCCAAGACGCATGACCTTCTTCAGATCTTGGAAGATATTCTTTTTGTTTCCTGAGGCCTGATATACGGCTTATGGGTATTTCAGATTGTTCCTGTATAGCTTTTGATATACGTCTCGACTTTCTTAAAATTCTTTCTCCAAAATACCTACCTTCAGTTTTTTCTTCTATAAATCTATTAACATCAGCACCGGCCCATGCGTAGATAGCTTGGTCATCATCACCAGCCAAATAAATATCATCAGTAAATCGTTTTAGTTTGTCATAAAGTTTCCACTGTAGTGGAGATAGATCTTGCGCTTCATCTATAAATATAACTTTAAATCTCGGCATGTCTTTATCCGGCAGATTTAAGACAGCAGATATTAAATCATTAAAATCTAGTAGAGATTTTTTTCTTTTATATTCTTGTAAATTTATATCTATGTTGTGAAGTACATCCCAATCTATTTCTTGGTGGTTATGTTCGTTCCTGTCATACTCTTCTCTTACCGTAGTATCTCTGTTAATTGCTCTTTGAATCATTTGATAATATGGATTTCTACTTGTTAGGTAATGTGTCTCTTCTTCGTTATACTTATCTGAAAACTTAACTCGTATACCTAAATCTTTTCCAAGTTCTTCGTAGTGATATGGCTGCATAATATCCTCTTCTTTTAATCCTAGTAAATGATAACAGAACGCATGAATAGTTTGAAAGTATGGCACTTCTTTTTCTGATACACCAATTCTTGTTCTTGCTTCTTGTGCAGCTTTCTTTGTAAATGCAAAATATCCAATGTTGTGTAATTTAGTTTTTGATCTTTCGTATGCTTTAACTCGACTAATTAATCTATACGTCTTACCTGTCCCAGGAGGTCCGTAAATTTTATTAATGTTTGGAGTCGATCTTTTTGAAAGTGTCAACTAATCTTCCTTTCCATCCATAGCTACCATGATGTGTTGTAACAGCATCAACTAACGCATGAACCTTTATGTCGTTTTCTTTTACAAGATTACAAAAGTTGACATCTTCTCCCCACCAGAACCCAGACTCTTTATCAAAGCTAGTGTCCCAGAAGTTATAAAAATATTCGTTTGCTTTATCTGATATAATCTCTTTTTGTTTTATTTTTAAATCTGGTCTTGCTTTAATTAATTTTTCATACACACTTCTTTTAATTAAAGTCAAACCTGCAGGTCCTTTAGATATTTCTGCAATACCCTTCTTATCTACAAATATCTCATTCTGTCCCCAGCTAACTGGAAACGCCACAGAAAACTTAACTGAATTATCCTGTGTCTTTTTTCTATAAGGTGCACAAATAATATCTTTGTCCGCCAGTAACATTCTACCTATAACTTCAGGTTCAAATTCTACATCTGCATCCACAAATAATTGATAATCCATATTCGATTCTAAAAACATGGCTGTCAAAACATTTCTGCCATATCCAACATATGGACATTTAAATGTATTTATGGTTGCTTTTACTTTTGCTGCAGTCAGTTTATCCATTGTCTTTATTAAAGATAAACAGGTTGCAACTTGCATGGTATCATATGTAGGCATAGATACACAAACGCTTGGTGCCGTCATACTATATCCTCCTTGTCTTCTATTGCTAGTAATTCATCTGGTATTTCTTCTTTACTTAAATCTTGTTTAGGAAGTTTTAAAACTCTCAGTGGAGGAAAAGCCTCTTCGTTTTCTCCTTTTGGAAATCTTTTTTGATAGTTAAATTCACCTTTGAAATATTGTTTTATCATTGTAGCTGTTCTTGCTTTTTCTAAATTCCATTCTCCTCGTCTCAGTTCTTCGTAAAACTTATCGTATATGAAATAATAATGATCTTCCTCTTCCAGGACAGACCCACTTTTGAATGATACATATGTCTTTGCTCTTGGTCCGTTTACAAAATCAAACAAAGCTTTTTTCAAAGTATCTAATGGAGTTGTACCTGCAGGTGGTTGAAGTGTTTGCATTGTACTCCACAATCCATTTAATACTTGTTGGTATTCTTTTTCTTTAATTACTGGTGGATAGGTTGTCGTGTAGTCAGCAATTAAACTACGCATCTGTTTCATTTCATTAAACTGTTTTATATTCTTAGCATGCACTTGTACCTTTCTACCTTCGCCTACATCTATATCAAAATAGTATTCATGATCAGGTTTATATAAAACCCGAATGAGGCCTGACACTGCAGGCCATTCGGTTTCAAAGTGGCCACCTATACCGTATTTTGTTTTTAAACATATTCCCTTTGCGCAATGAGCTGAGATAGGTAAATCATTACATTTAAAACCAGCTGTATCTCGTTTCCAATATTTTATTTTTTCTTCTACCTTACCATCACCCCAAATATCATCGTACTTAATGTAATCTCTAGCTGCTTGTAAAACTTTCTTCTCCCAATCATCTTTATATTTTTTCTTAGCAAACACCATGTAGTTATAAAGAAATCTATCTCTTTCATCTTCTAGTTTTTTACCTGTCTCTATTATATCTTTACATATCTTACGTAAACATGGAGGGCCATCTAATAAATCTTCTGGACCACCTGTTAAAATATCACTTACCTTTTTAGCAGATACTTCTTCTAAACTTTCTTTAGTTTGCAAATTCAGTTCTACTGTTTTTAAAAAAAAATCTAATTCCATTTTACTTCCATCAAGATTAAAAGCTTTACGCTCTGTCTTTTTAAAATATGGAAGGTTAATAAAACTACCTGAAGTCTTTTCACCATGTTGGTTTGTACCCAGTGAAGTTTGTTTAGGAAATATTTCTGTCTTCGCAGGTAAGCCGAATAAAAATAATATGTTGGATAAAAATTCTCTGATTAAAGTTGAAGATACTTTTTCTTTTGTAAATACATAAATGTGTAAGCCACCGCTTTTAGATTCAATTGGTATTACAGGTAAATTATTTTTTTCTATAACGGATAAATATTTTTTTAAATCAAATTTTTCATAGTCATCAGGGTCAACATCTATTGCTCCGAAGCTTGCCATACCCTGATCATCACAAGGTTGAAGACCAATAGATTTGATACCACTTAAATGATCTTCATAATCTTTAGAAACTATAGGTCGTTTAGCCCAACCATAATCACCCGGATCAAATTTTAATTTGTTTGTTTTGGAATCTATATATCCGTTCTTTACATTACAGAAACCAAAGTCTCTATCTAATCCACTAAAAAATTTTTCAAACTCTTTCATAAATAAATAGGGCGCCTCCACTCTCGCTTCAGCGCCCCCTCACTAGCCAAGTGTACTTCTCAAAAGTACTCGGTTATACAATGCCCGCCTTTTGTTCAGACTTCTCATACTGAGGTTTTGCTGTACCTTTCGATACAGACTTCTGAAGTTGCTGTGCAAGTTCATATATCTCAGCATCATTTTTATCTGCAACATCAAGATTTTTTACTCTTGAAGGCTTATAGACATGCCACCTTTTACTGCCCGCTGTTTTACCAACAGTTTTCAAATTGTAAACCGCTGAGTATGCAGCTGGATTAAAAGAGCCTTCTGCATCTGTGAATCTAAGATTCTTGATGAGATTATTAAGCTCTCTTGCCGGTGTAAGATTAGAAGATCTCATTGGAATTACTGCTGGCTTTAACTCATTATCTACCATTGCTAGTACATAAAAGTATGCAGTCTTTTCAACATAGTTACCATTTGGTAATCTATGTCTACCATTTCTCTCTTCAACAGCGTCCGCTGGAATTTCTAAATGCGTTCCAACTGGAGCTGAAGCACTATCTCCACGCTCCTGCCATTCTGGATATCTAGTTTGAGAATGTGCGATCACCACGTCTAATCCTTTTGATCCGTCGATTAGTTTCGTGAAGCTTGATGCATAGATCATGCCAGGTTCTGCACCTTCAACATGTTTTGCATCTCTCGGATTACATTCAGGGGATAGTTCATGAAGAATTTTTAAGATCGGAGTCGATACATCATCCGATTTAATTTCTTCAGCTCCTTTACCTGAGTCTGATCTGAGATTTATAGTTGCTAGTTGACCTGCACTATTCTTTTTTACTACTTCTTTTTCCATATTTACTCCTTATTAGTTTGTTAGTTTAGTAGTTTATTTGGTTTTTATTTTTGTTTGATTTCCTTCAAACACTGTAAACAACTCTGCAGGTATACTATTACCTTTTGAGTGATAGTCCTGCAAAGTTGTTCTAAGGGTTCCGGCATGAACTGCAACTTTCCGATCGGGTTCATAACCTTGTCCTCTTGCAAGGGTCGCATACTGCTCCGCCTTGTCATCTTCGTTGAGACCAAACTTAACTGTGATTTCATTTTTCACAATCGAACCTAGTCCCGCTTTTCGAAGCCATTCATGTGCCTCTTCTTTTTTATCTGCAATAATAGAAGCACCAAAAACATTCTTAATTGAAATCTCTGATCCGTCTTTCAACTTGAGTGTTTTTAAATTTAAAGAATTCATTAGATCAGGAATAATAATATTAGAATAATATTTTTCCCTCTCTTTTAACTCACCTATTTTTAATAAATGTTTTCCTATCTCCGCTTGTATATCTTGAAGCGTATTAATTTGTTTTGATAGTTCGTCTGGATTGACATCTGCAACCTGATTCGGTGCATCTTTTCTTAGATCTATATTCATAACTTTCCTTATATATGTTTATTAGTTTAATCATTAGTAGTAACTTCGCATTTGCAATATAAGGATATAAAAGTTGTTGTCAACTTATTTTTGATAAATATTTATCTCAATTGGATAATAAGTTTTTTCTTGACGATCCCATTTTAATAATTTGTATTTACCATTTGTTTGATCGGCAACTAGTGAACATACAACTCCTATGATAGCTGGATCGCCTGATAATAAAAGATAATCATCTTCAGTGTAGTTCTTTAGAAGGCTTCTAAGTTTTATAATCAATGGACCTGGTGAATGTATCATTTGTGAAAACTCCGGAAGCATGGTCACAATTTCACCATATTTCTGTGCGCCAACAATATTATATTTTGGTTCGCCTTTTGAAGTTCCAGGGATCTCTTGTATTAAATAAACTTTTGACATTGACTTTTTATCTTTCGTACTATATATAGCTTTTTAGAAAGAAAAGTAAATGATTAACTATAAGTTTAAAACAAAGCCGTACGCGCACCAATTAAAAGCTTTAGAGCGTTCTTGGGATAAAGAATATTTTGCCTATTTCATGGAAATGGGGACAGGTAAATCAAAGGTTTTAATCGATAATGCGTCGATGCTTTATGACAAAGGCGAGATAAATGGGCTTCTCTTAATTGCCCCAAAAGGTGTTTATAAAAACTGGTATGAAGGTGAGATACCTACGCACATGGTTGACCACATAGAAAAAAATGTGGTGCTGTGGCAGACCTCTAATTCTACACCTGAACAGTTAAAAAAATTAAACAGCTTGTTTGCAACAGGTACAGACTTTCATATCATAGTTATGAATGTGGAGGCTTTTTCATATGCAAAAGCAACTGAGTTTGCTAAACGTTTTTTAGATTCACACAAAGCAATGGTTGCAATAGATGAGTCTACTTCAATCAAAACACCTACAGCAAATAGAACAAAAAATATTTTATCTTTAAAAAGTAAAGCGAAGTATAGAAGAATACTGACAGGATCTCCAATCACTAATTCACCATTAGATCTTTGGAGCCAGGCTCAGTTTCTTGATTCCTGGCTCTTGGGGTTTGATTCTTTTTGGGCGTATCGTGCTCACTATTGTATAATGAAAACAATGAACTTAGGTTCTCGTTCTGTTACAGTTCCTATAGGCCCTAATAAAAGAAACATTCCAGAGCTAGAAGCAAAGATAAAAAAATTTAGTGAACGTGTTTTAAAAGACGAATGTCTAGACTTACCTAAGAAAACTTATGTGACACGTAAAATAGAATTAACTGGTGTGCAAAGAAAACTTTATGATGAGATGCGTAAGTATGCAATATCAGAACTAGAGGGAAAGGTTTGTTCTACATCTACAGTAATGGTGCAGCTATTAAGACTCCATCAAATTTCATGTGGCTACCACGCAACAGACGATGGTAAGCCTCAACAACTTCCATGTAATAGATTAACTGAGTTGATGGATATTATTTGGGAGATCTCAGGTAAAGCTGTCATCTGGTCTTTCTATCAAAAAGATGTTGAAAGAATTATAGAGGAAATAAAAAAAACACATGGTGAAAACTCTGTTGTAGATTACTATGGTTTAACACCACAAGATGAAAGACAGAACAATATAAAAAGATTTCAAGAAGACCCTGAGTGTAGATTTTTTGTAGGCACTACACAAACTGGCGGGTATGGTATCACACTTACATCTGCAAGTACAATGATCTATTATTCAAATGGTTATGATCTTGAAAAAAGATTACAGTCAGAAGCGCGTATAGATCGTATAGGTCAAGAAAAACCTATGACATATATTGATCTAGTCGCTGATGATACAATCGATATCAAAGTTCAAAAAGCTTTAAGAACTAAAATGAATATCGCCACTGAAGTTATGGGCGAAGAACTTAAAGAATGGATTTAAAAAAATCCTTTATCGAAAACTACTTCTAAAAGAAGTAATGACACAGCCCCCACCGTGCCCAATAAAACCCAATAGATTTTGTCTATCTTGCCACCCAATTCATGAATACCATTATGCATATGTGTAATATCTTTTTTTACACCTTTGACATGTCCATATAGAGATACAATGTGTTCTCTTGTAGTTTTTGGTTCTATTGCCATTACGAAATCATTCCTCTGTTTCTTTGTCTAATTAATTTTTCTTCGGGCGATAATAATATATCCTCTAGACGTGTTAGTCCAGTCTGTTGTGCCTGCGCTTGATTTAGTATGTTTTGACCTGTTGTAATTACCTGTGGGTTTGGAGTAGCAGAAGTAACTGCTTGTGGTAATGGTGGCGTTTCTATCTCAGGTATTAGATAATCATTTACATTTATATTAAATTGACCATCTAAACTTAATCTTTCCATGTCGTTAACCATTCTAAATATCTCACTTTCAGCTTCTAAGAATGGGTTAGGTTCACCCAATCCCTCTGCAATTTCTGCAAACTTATCTTGGATATCTCTAGACGGAGTATATGCAGTAAATACTCCATCAAATAAATCATTGAATGATTTTTGACTGATCTGTCTTTCTTTAAATTCATTTTCTAAATTAAAAGAGTTTACATCTAGTGCAAGTGCAGCATTTATATCTTTAAACATTTCTTGTTGCACACCAAATCTAGCGGCATTAGATTTGTAGAATCTTGAAATAATATCGTTAGCACTTACAGGACCACCTTTTAATAAACCAAAGTAACCACCTGTAAATTCTCTTCGTGCATTTCTTATACCTTCTTGATAATCTGCTATTTTAAATCCCATAGATTTTAAAGGATCTACTTTAATAGGTCTTAGACCCATAAACCCGGCTAACTCTGGACCAATATCTAATATTTCACCTCTTGCATCTGGTGTTCCAAAAGCAGCATTTCCAATTCTTTGAAATTGTTTGTATGACGGTGCCAATGCATTTCCTAAATGTAAGAATCTAATTGCAGCTTTATCACCTGCAGATGTTTCATCTGTATATAATCTTCTACCTTCCCTAGTTCTACCACCTCTTACAATAAGATCAGCTGTAGCTTCTGTCCAAATAGACTCTGATATAAATGGATTCATGATCTCAGCACTAGCTTCTCCAATACCACTTACAAAACTTTCTAGTAGTAAAGAATCATCTAATTGTCCATCTTGAACATTGTTTATCAAAGTTCGTAGAGGTCTACTAATTACATCGTAAGCATTACTGTGACTGAAATCTATATATCTTAACTCACCGTCATCATCTCTCAAAGGTATCAGTGTAGAATTTCTTGACCACTCAGGTACGAATCTTCTTAAAGCTTCTAATTCTTCTTTAGATACATCATACAATGCGGCAGCTCCTTCTGTCAGTGCAATCGGAGCAGCTGTAGTAAATGTAGCCATACCTAATAATCTTTTAAAACCAACTCCATAAGCAGGGTTATCATTCTTGACTAACTGTCCAGTAGCAGCATCTACAACAACAGGTAATACATTACTTCCTATCGTAGGCTTTGAGTGTTTCATTTCATTTAAACCTAGTTCTACAATGTTTGTAGTTGTTCTTATCATCTCAGATGGGAACGACATGAAGTTACCAATCGGTAATAATCTAGCTGTTCTAACTGCTGGACCAACAAAAGAATAGTTTGGAACAGTATTCTTAACTATATTTGCAGCTTCAACTTTCAATGCAAAGTCATCTACAAATTGATCATAACTTCCTTTAAAACCTGCAGCTTTTGCTTTTTGAAATTTACTTTGTAATTGATCAGCTGATTGAGTAATCAAAGCTCTATTAGCTTTTTTACCTCTAGCTACTTGGTCTTTTAATCTATCTAGCTCAACAACGTAGTTTGTAATCTTAAATGTGTCGTCCTCTGCAACATATTTACCTTGAAAGAAGTTTCCTAACTTTTTCATTTTAGACATAAAAGGTCTTAATATATTGTCTATGTTATATGCTTGCTCACCAAATTTTACGTCACGCAAAAGATTCTTTAGATCTCCTATTTGAACTTGTGAGTTTACAACCCCTAATTCTAATAACTCTCTATATGCTTCTTGTGCTCTAGGTGAGTTTGGTCCTAGTTTCGTGAGGCCTGATACATCAACCCCTTCTTTAAATGCTTTAGCTAATTTAGCTGGATTCTCAAATAAAATACCATTTGCTCCAGAAAAACCTATAGCACTAAACATGTTACGTAAGTGAGTTGGTATAGAGAATATTGTTTTAGCCATTTGAGAAACACCTTTTGGAAACAATAGTAAATTTCTATATATCCAGGACACAGCTTGTTCTGCACCTTCTTTACCTTCTCCTCTTACAAAACCTTGTAGTCCACTCGCTACGTTGTTAGCATTCAAGATTGCTTCAGATATTTCTTTTGTAGTAACTGCATCTTTACTAAATGGTGACACAAGATTTTTAGCTCCCGGTAATTTAGCAATCGTGTCATTTATATTAACTAAGTCTATACCTGTATTAAATTGGTCAACTGCTTTTGCTCCCTCGTCTGCATTATCCCAAAAGAATCCTCTACCACCTGCTGCTTTTACTTGATTGTTTTTAGCAGCTACACTGTTTAAATAGCTAGAAGTTCTCGCCACAGTAGATAAGTTTGTTATTGCATTGAATATAGAGTATCTTGGATCTTGAATCTCACCTAACAGTTCTCTAATTACTTTAGGTGGCATTTTTTCTTTTTTGATGGCTTCAGCAATAATGTCTTGACCAGGTCGGCCTTCCATAGATTTATTTATGTATTCGTTCAACTGAAGTGGTGTAGGACTTTTTCTTTTTGATACCTGTAATATCAATCTGTCCACTTCATCTTGTGCTTGTTGTTTATATAGAGTTGGATCTTTTGCTAAATCTGCTAAAGGCGTTCCAGCCTTTTTAGCTATCTCTTCTCTAAAAAATCTAACAGCTGCATCATTTGCTTCTGCTGTTGGAGTGTATCTTTTAAAAAATTTAAATATACCACCTTGATCTTCAAATATTCTATACGTACCACCAATCCAACCACCTACTCTATCCTTCAGTAGTTCTTGTAATTTCTTAGCACCTTCGTTTAATTTAGCTCCTTGTGTGTTATTATCTAAGATATCAATCAAATCAGTAAACGCTTCTCTAGCGCTATTCAAACCTTTAACCATTATTTTTTGAGAATCTGTTCCTACATTTTTTAATTTCATATCTTTGATTAATGCACTTACTTTATCAGGATCTATTCCTTCTCTTAGATTACCTTCAAATAAAATGCTGTTTAGATCTTTCATAAATTTTTCTTTTTCTTGTCTTGCCGATTTATCAAAAATAGTTTTTGCTTCTGGAAAAATCTTATCTGTTTCTCTTGTAATTCTATCTACTATCTCTCTTGCATTATTAATATCCACAGATCTTAAAGCTTCTTTTAAATTTTCTTCGTCAAACAATTCTTGTGTTAGAGAACCTCTAGGTCTAAAAGATGCCCCTATGTATTTGTCTAACCATCTTTCAAATTTAGAATTACTATATGCTAAATCTTTTCCTCTTGTTGCTAGAGCCTTGGCGCTTTTACCAATACCATAAACAAAAGGCGTAGCTAAAACAGACTCAGAAGAAAACTTAAGTCTATTTAATAATTTTCTAGTAGCTTCATCTCTACCACCAATCTTTTCTTCTCTATCTAAAACTGTTGGACCAGCTTCAAACATGTCTCCAAATGTTCCAATACTTTCTACATCTCCAACAAAAGCTTCACCGGCAGCGCCTCCCATTACTCCAGCAAAGAATCTTTTGTAGCCGTTCTTATCATTTAGATCAGCAGCTTTGTTCAAAGCATCCATTGTTGCTTTGCTCTTTTTTAATTTGTTTCCTTTTCTACTTGCCGCTAAAGCTTTAGTAGCCATACCTTTAGCTAATTTAAAACCAGCTGCTCCTGGAATACCAACAGAAACTAATGCTTCTGTTAATTTACCTATAGCTCTTTCCTCTGCTATCTCTTCAAATGGATTTAATTTATCAAAGAATTCTTCTACATCAGCTGCTAAATTTGTATCTGCACCTAAATCGATTAACTCTGCTCCTAATGAAACTACACCTTCGGGTATTTTTAGTAAACCTGATGCAAGGCCTGCAGCTGTAGCTGTGTACCAAGATCTATCGCTATCTTGCTCTGCTGTGTTGAGAGGTAAAAATGTTTCGGCCATTTATACTCCTACTGACCAGAAGTGAAATCAGAATATAAATCGTCTTCAACTCCATATTTTTCTAGCAGTTCTCTTCTTTTTTTCTCACGTTGTTTTTTTAATTCTTCATCAATAAAAGTTTTATAATCTTTAGGTGCAGGGGTATCTTTATCCCCTGTATCTTCTACCGTAGTTGTATCTGTAATAGTTTCTTGAGCTTTTAAATAATCTCTCCATCTATATTGTCCTGTTGCTTCATCAAAAACTAATTCTTTTGCAATTCCATCAGTTACATCAAAATAAACATTGCCTTCTTCTTTCTTACCTTTTTTTCTAATTTTTTCTAAAGTTTTAGAATCTTTGACAATACCTTTGTCTTTGTCTGCAGGTAATTTATCTTGTATATCTTCTATGTAAGTTGCATGATTTGTAGCGTAACGTCTGTTATTTCTGTAGTCTTCCATTAAAGTTTCTGCTCTTGCAGTTATCTTTTCATCTAATGTAAGTGTAGGGTCTTTACCTTCAGCCATTATTCTAGCTCTTTTCTCAGCACTAGATATTTTTTGTCTCTCTATTTCTCTATCCTTCTCAGCCTCTTTTTCTGCAAAACCTTTTTCTAAACCAAATTGTGTAGCACCTATTCTTAAATTTCTTTCGGCTTCAGCAGCTCTTTGCATTCTCTCAATCAAAGCTTTGTTTGGATCTCCTAATTTTGATATTGCATCTGAAAAAGATGTAGCCCCTGCTATTGCAGGTCCAGCTGTTAGTAAATAAGATGTTAACGGATCCATACCCACAGGTCCAGTTCCACCTGCTTCTCTAATTGCTTTGGTATATTCTTCAGTATAATTTGGAGTAGTCACTGTCTCTTCAGCAATCATATCTAGTGTAGGATCTGGATAACCAGCTTTAGCCTGTACTCTATCTGTAATACCAGACATAATACCATTACCGACGTTACCGCCTTTTCTAAACATTGGTCTTTTAAAAGTTCTGCTCATATTATCTTACTGGCGGATTGAACGCTCTATAAATACCTGCTAATGTTGTTCCAGCTCCTAATGCACTTGTTATTGGGCTTGGAGATGGTGTTGTCACCTGTGTTGTTTGACCTGGGTATCCAGATATTAAACTAGTTATACCTGATCCATAAATCTGAGCACCTGTTATCGGTCTTTGTAATCTCTCTCGCTCCAATTGTTGGTAAGCACCTAGACGCTCTTGTTCTAACCCTCTTCTAAAACCACCAAGAGTTGATAAAGCTCCTACATCTTGTCCCATAAATTCTTGACCCGCACCAGCTAAACCTAATTGACCGGCTGCTAATTGTCTTTGTTGTTGGAAAGCTTGTTGTGCTGCTTGTTGCGCCTGACCAAAACCTTGTTGTAATAAACTTGCTTGTAATGCTGCTCGGTTCCTGTCGCTTGCTGCTTGATACTCTGCTCTTTGAACTCCTTCTCTTCCACCACCAAATGCACCTGCACTAATAGCGGATGCTGCAAGTGATGGTATACCTTTTGCTGCTTGTACATCAAATTCTCTTAGAGTTGTATCAATAACATCTTGTTGATACGGAGACATAAAAGCTTGGTAAGCTGTTGGACCAGTTAGTCTACCTGCCGCTGCTTCTGCCCCTGCTGCAGATGTTAAGAATGGTTGATATGCTCCTATGCCTGATACCGCTATTTGTTCAGCTCTTTCTTGTAGAGGGTCTATACCCGCTACAAACTTAGGACCATATACTTTTCCTAAATCAGCTGTTTTGTATGTACCTAAAGCATCTTTAAGTGCGTCTACGTATAATTTAGTTTCAGCTTCTATAAATTTTGGTGGAAGTACTGATGTTGTTGCTGTTGCCATTATGCTACCTTATTCTCTAATTTTTTCATTTGGTTATATAATCTTTGAGCTCCTTTTTCAATGTTGCCATCACCCATTCCTCTTACAGCATCAGCTGTCATTACGAATTCGTTCTTGCTCAACATTGCCGGAACATCATCTGCTTTTTCTTTAATACCAACTGGTACAAAACCACCAGTCTCTCTGTAATCTCTTTCCATAATTCCTGCTTGGTTAGTTCTCATGATACCTGTAGGCATTGAACCACCCATTAAACCAACACGTCCTCCTGTAGCTATTGCTTTTCTTTCAAATTCCTGTTTAGCTTCGTCAATTGCTTCTTGTTGACTGAAGCCTCTTTCCATAAGCTCTTCTACAAGTCTCATAAATTCTTTTTCATTTTCTTCCATAGAAGCCATTTTCATATCTGTACCTTCAGCCAGTCCAACACGTCCGCCTGTTGCATACTCAGAAGTATTTACAGATACAAATTCTTCAACTTCTTCTGGTCTTGCACCTGGATTTAATTTAATGTAACCACTTCTTAAATATGATTTAAGTGCATCTACATCTTGCGGTATTTCATTTGGATTATCTGTATCTACTCCTGCAGCTTGTAATGCAGCCGCTACTCCAGTTCCTAAAGCAGCCACTCCTAATGTAGATCCCAAAGTAGAGGGTTTAGTGAACATACCTTTTAAAGCACTAGTGATTCCACCAGTTCTTTCACCAGGCATAACTCCTCTTTCTCTTCCAAATAATAAATTTGTTGGAATGCTTCTTAGTGCGCTAGTTTGAGGTAACAAACCTTTCATACCAAAAGCTCCTCCAGGTAAACCAAAAGCACCTATACCTAAAATGGCAGCTTTACCTAAAGGTGATTTAGCAGCTTTGGCTACACCTTTAACAGCACCCTTAACACCTTTAGCTATAGATTTTACCAGGCTTCCTAGCCCATACAATTGTCTTGGTTCTTGCATTCTTGATATTGTCATAATTTAGCCTAAATTTTATTTAAATGGCAGGCATAGATATCCTGAAATATCACACTTTATTTGATTTTTGTCTTATCGTCAACTGGTTTTGCAGGTGCTGTGCCTTGAGTTAGATCATCAAAAAATCTACCACAATACTGAAACTCACCCACATGAGTGATATAATCCATGATATAGATATATACTTTACCACCCATATCAGTCCATCTTTGACAGAAGCCAAAATCCTCACCAAAATAACGCTTGGTTTCTGGTTCATGGATCGTGTCAAAAAGGTTATAAAAGTTCTGTTTTTTAACTTCTTTTCCGTTTATATTTGTTGGCTGAAATATCTCTAATTCTGGATGTTTTTTCATCATATCTTCCAACACTTTTCTTTTAATTAACATACATCCAGTAGGTGCATGTGTTACTTCTACTACGCCATTATCAGATATAATTTTATTTTGATCTTCTAGTTTTAAAGGAAATGTAAAGCCTCCTTTTCTTAAATCATCAGCAGAGTTTATAGACTGCTTAGTATGCATTCTTCTCCATACCTTATCAAAGTCAAATGTCTTCATAGGATATGGGCAGGCTATTACATCCTTATCTGCTTTAAGCATTTTCTCTATGGTGCTAAAATTAAAGTCTATATCAGAGTCTATAAATAAAAGGTGTGTATATCCATCTGCATGATTTAACATTTCTGCTACACATAGGTTTCTACCTTGTGTAACCAGAGAAGATTTCATCAATGTAAAACTAACTAATATCTTTCTCATTAGACAATCTTGTTGAAACTTTAAAACTGCTTGGCAGTAATGCATTGAAACATCACTATGCACCGGAGTACATACCATTATTCTATGGGGTGACTTGTCTTGAGGTGCGCTTAAATCTATTGTTTCTACTTTAGGCTCACTATTGAACCAGATAGGTTGATTAGGATTAGGCATTAATTACTCCATTTAAAAATGTTTGCCATTGTTTTCCTATCTTATTCCAATTGTAATATATGTTTGCGTAATGTGATTGTGACTCCAAATGATTATGTATTTGTTTATCATGTATTGTTTTTGAAGCCTGCTCAATTGCAAAGGCAAACTTCTGAGCCAGTGCTCTAAGGTTGTTATCATATGGTACATACATAGGAAACTCAGCACCTGTTTCATACAGAGCTCCTAAGTCTGTTGTTATACAATACAAACCTGCTGCCATACATTCCAACAAAGATATACAAAACGTTTCTTCAAATATACTAGGATAAACATACATGTGATAATTTTTTAAATTATCTTTTATGTATTGATTTGGTTTATATCCAATGTAGTTTACATTCGGTAATTGTCTTGCCTGCTCATACAGTTCTTTATAGTTATGATCATTTTGTTCATAGAAACTTTTACCATATACTTCAGTTGATGAGTAAACATCCAATGTAATCAGTGGATTTTTAACCAGCTGCATTGCTCCTAATAATACCGATAAGCCTCTCCAGGGTGTGTTCTGATGAATAAGACGTATAGGTCTTCCAAGCTGATAAGGCTCTGCCTTCTCTATTTTATCAATACCATTCTTTATAACAACAGATCTATTGGTTGGAATATTGAAGTGGTATCTAAATTTTTCATAAGTCCAGTGAGAATTAAAAACATACCAATCATACTTAGAATGATTTTTGGGATCACTAAACCAAGGAGCTAGATTAGGTTGATCGTAAGAATTCTTTTGCCACAATATATTTTTCTTTGTAGGATGTAATGGAATCTTTTCTGGTACAGAAGTACATATCTGTACTTTGTCTAATACATTTTTATCTACATACTTTTCTAGGTATTCGAACTGTAACTCAGTTCCACCTTTTGGATCTTGATTCATTCTTTATTATTCCTTCTATAATTTTGTACGCCATTATCGCTTCTTGCGATGTGTTATAACCAGGACTACTACATACAAAAATTTTGTCAAACCTTCTTTTCTCAATAGAATTAAGGCTAAAATCAAATTTAAATGTTTTTATTTTTTCTCTAAACTTTTCGTAATTAGCAAAACCCATATGTTCAGACTCAGGGTTGCAAACCCATAAATAATTTATTCTTTTAGGAAATGTATTTGTTAAGTGAAACATCCAATTACTTTCCTCTAAAGTAGCATGGATTTTATATGCGTAATCATGATGGTGATCTATATTATAGATATTGATTTCTTCAGCGCAGTTTATAGGAAACAAAGGAAATATATCATGGTGATCGTAAGCCAAATGTATTTCTTCGTGTGTAACTAGTAAAGGAGCAATAAAACTAATTAAATCAGTTAATTGTTTTTTACTGTTAACCCAATCACAATCTACAGACAGAACATCAAGTGTTTTTTTCACTATCCTTTTTCATAACTTTCTGAAGAACTTCTAAACCTTTCGGCGAAACCTGAACAGTAACATCTTGTGCTATATCAGGGCCCTCTTTCTTCTCTGTATAAACTTCTCCGGTTCTTGTATTTCTGTATGTGACTACAGTTGTACATTCTATTTTAGGTATATCTTTATCCATTTTCTTGAGATCTATCTATCAAAAGATAGCTCACTTGTCCAGTGATCTCGTTGGCTGTATCTGCTTGTGCCTTTAATACATCACCTTCTTCCATATTAATCACATCTTTTGCTAAATTTTCTGTAGATTTATTTAATTGAGCATGAGCTATTTCTACATCAGAGCCACCTGATTTTTTTAAATATACATCTACACCAACATTACTAACTGTAGCATGGCTGGCTTGAACAGCTTTTACAATAGCTACTGATGAAGTATTAATTGTTAGAATAGTTGTAAGATTTGTAGTTGTTAAATCAAATGTTTCACTTTTATAAAAATTTGCCATTAACTAAAAAACCAGTTTTTCTGGTCCTCCTCATTTCTTAAGTCTTGTTGAAAAGAAAAATTTAATTGTGACTTCATAGTTGTTAAAGACTCAGTAACTTGTCTTTGATTTTCAACGTCGTATTCTTCTTTTGGTTCTGGTATGTATGCAGTTATCTTGGCCATTATGATCTAAACGCTCTCTTTGCATCTTCATAGGTTGAAGAACTTTTTGGAGTTGAAGTTTTTGTAGGTTTAGATGCTGGTGTTCTAAACGACTCTCTTTGAGACTCAGAGTCCTGATATTTTCCAGTAGCTGCTCTTAGATCTAATTGTTTTTGAATAGCTGCAGTTTCTCTTAGATTCTTTTGTCTAGCTCTTTCTCTAGCTTCTGCACCTCCATATCTTCTCATATCTAAATAGTCCATTAGGTTTTTAGATCTAAAGAAATCACTTCTAGGTATTCTAGATAATGACTCTATACCTCTTCTTGCTAGATTGAACGGAGTAGGAATTTTACCCAATACTTCAAGTAGTTTTGCTATTCCTGTTTTAGGTTCAGCTCCAGGTAAATACTGTACCTGTTCTTCATCTTCTTCGTTTGCTACACCATAAGAAGGATCTATGCCTAAATCTACTAAGCCACCTGTAGGAGCCATTGGGTAAAAAGAGTCTGCGTTTACAGACTCAGGGTATATATCTGAACTTCCATACTCAGGGTATATCATTTCATAATATTTATTTTGTAAAGGGTTTACTCTTAAGGTGTCTATACCTGTAAAAGTATTTTTAGGTTTTAAAAATGAAAATGGATCCATTATCTTCTCCCGTCCGGTTGAGCATCTAGTCTCAACGTTCCATATCTCCAGGTTTGTCCTTCACCTAGATTTTCTATTTTAACTGAAACTAATCTTCCTCTAGCCCGAGTATCTACCTTATCAGTAGTTGTCTTAACTGTAAAGGGCCCAAGAGGTGAACTAACTGCTACATCATCTGGATAAGAACTAACAAACAAAGTTATTGTTGCATCTCCAGTTTGATATTTAAAGTCTGGTATAAAACGTCTGACAGCCATAAAGAACTCACCATCTCCTCTGAAATCAGCAACACCTGTCGAGTCACCTAGTGCACTTTTCCTAGTTGTTATATCCCAATCCCCTGATCTAATAAATGCAGGGATGGCTACAGTGCTTGTACTATTTACTTGGTCAGTTCCTGTTTCATGTTCATAATAAACAGATGCTCCATATTTATTTGTGATACCTAAAATATCTGGAAAAGTTGGAGTCAAAGTATCATCATAATCTGTAGCGTAAGGTTTACTAAATACACCTTGATCAACATAACTTGTTCTATCTAAAGAACTTGTTGTCCAAACTTTTTCTGCCCAGTTGTAAGTTACACAACGATCTATTTGTCCCGAACCTGATTTTGGATAAAACCAATTTACTTCTGTGTATAAATTATTTGGTGCAGAATATACTACATCTCTTGCATCAAAGTTAATTCCAAGATTATCTCCGTCTGTACTAAATACAAAATCCTCAACCAAAGAAGGCAATGACTTAACAGTTCCGTCGTATACAAAAAAGCCTCCCTCTGATCCCATCCAGAATATAGCTCCGTTTGAGAAGGTGGCGGCGTGTTGACTAATACATCCACAGTTTGTACCAACCTGTCTAACAGAAAATGTAAATGGTGGTCCAACAAACTGAATTACATATGCAGCTAAATCAGTTATGACGAATACATAATCTTTACCTTGAAGAGCTGCTCTTATTTCATTTCCTGTATCCAATCTAAATGTACCTGCAGTGTTTGTAGCTGTTGGTGTATATGTATTTATATCTTCTTGATTAGAAAATCTTATAAACATTGGATCTTGTGTAGACGTATCACCAATTGTTGTTTCAGTTCCAAAATGAAATAAATGTCTATCCCTATCAGACACCAATGTCATTCTACTTTTTGTAGGATTGTTTGTAGTTTGAAAATTCGTAGTGGTTGTAGATGCTCTAATTGTTCTAGCATTTGTAGCTCCGGCATTCCATGTAAATGTTCTACCATTAAATATAGTTGCAACTAATACTTGACCAAAGTTATCAAGGCTCCAGTTGCCTGGATCCAGAATCACGGAACTTGTTGCTCTCGGTGTTCCCCATGTTGATGTGCTCCATGTAGATGTTCCCCAACCAAAACCAACTGTTTGTGTTGTAGGTCCAACTTCTACATAAGGATTGACAGTTACAGAACCAGCTGCTGTCATTCCAGCACCGCCTTCAGCTCTTACAGCTTGCACAGTAAATTTATCTATTGTAGGAACAGTTAAAATTTCATAAGCTTTTTCTAATTCATCAGATGTATAATCAGATGCAGCTGTAACAGTTACACCAGACAGAGTTACATATCTTCCAACTTCTAATCCATGAGAACCTTTGTCTATAGTTACAATGTCAGATCCATTTACTGTTGTTAAAGTACCGCCAGTAATGGCTGTGTCTAATGGAGTGATATCAAAAAAATCATTTCCATAGTATAAAAACAAACCTTGTGAAGTTCCAATTGCTGTATATTTTTCTCCAGCAAAACTTGAAAAAGCTACTTGAGCTCTAGCTGCTCCAGGTAAAGTTAAATCACCAGTTGTAAGTTGATTCCAGCCACCTATTTTTTCAGGTAATCCATATCTAAATCTTACAAAATCACCATCTGTCCATTGTCCCTCTGCTCCAGATTCGGTTGCTTGCTTGTTAAAACCAGGCTTGAAATTTAATTTTTGTAGCATATAAACTCTATATATTGAAATAATACAGCATTTTAAAGCATGAATATAGAAGACGCAATAGTAAATATACAGATACCTATACCTGAAAGGTTGCGAATAGGCCTAATAAAATACACAGATAAAATGGCAACCAATAAATTGTTGGTGGGCACGGCAAATAATTCAATGAAAAACACAGAAATTAGAAATGTCTTGGGTCATCATCTAAATAATACATCCATATCCGACATTATCTATCATCATCATATTAGAGATCAAATAAGAATGTTTTTACCAAATGTAACTATGAAATTTCCAGAGCTAAAAATAGATAATATATTGCAGATAGATTTGTTAAAATATAAAAAAGGTTTTTTCTACAAACAACACGTAGACTATTTTGCAACCTCCAGTCGTTCAATTAGTTTTATACTTAATCTAAATGATAAATACGAAGGAGGAGACTTGGTATTTTTACACCCCACCAACAATGAAGAACTAAAAAGAATTAGTTTAAAGAAAAACTCTGCTGTGTTTTTTCCAAGCAATTTTTTATACCCACATAAAATTGAACCCATTACGAAAGGCACTAGATACTCTACGGTGGCATGGATAGGATGAAAGATTTTAAAGTAGTAAAAAACTTTCTTTCAAAAGAAGAACTAAAACTGTTACAGCCTTATTGTTTCAATAAAGTTTTAGACGAAAACTGGTCAGCGGATCCTGGATGTCCAATAGCGCCTGCATTTTACAATGATGCTTTGATGAATGTATTATTAAAAAAGAAATTAAGTGTTATGGAAAAAGAAACAGGTTTAGAACTTTTACCTACATATTCGTATTGGAGATACTATGGATATGACTGTGATCTACACACTCATACGGACAGAAACTCCTGTGAGGTGAGTGCATCTATTTGTATAAAAAAATCTGACAACTGGCCTATTCATATGAATACAACTTGGGTAGAATTAGAAGAAGGAGACGCTGTTCTTTATTTTGGTGCAAAAGTTGTTCACGGCAGGGATCGTTTTAAAGGAGATGGCGTAGCTCAATGTTTCTTTCATTACGTAAATAAAAATGGACCTTACGCAGATTATGCAGGGGATAGTATGAATGAAAACGCCTGGAAAAAACCTACGCCTAAATATAAAAAATTTATAAAAGAAATGAAGAAGAAAGCATATGCTAAAAATAATAGAAACTAATATTCCATCCGCTACAAATCAAAGACTCCTTTCTCTTCTCAAAACAAATGGTAAGTGGTCTTTTGGTTACGATAAAGAAATAGAAACTGATTACAATAGAGATGCTGGTGTTATGTTTAATCCCTATAATGAAGGAATGTCAACTATAGATCAAGGTGATGAAGTTATAAACGCGTATGGGTTTTTTATATATGATATGATTGCAAGTAAACTGGATCAAAAGTTTTCTAGTTTATATAGAATGTTATACAATATATATTTCAGGGGAATAACAGAGGCTAAGTTTCATATAGATATTGAGTCTCATAATTATTGGACTTTTATATACAGCCTCAACTCTAATGATGGAGGCTTAGAAATAAAAATTAATGGTGAAACAAAGTTTATAAAAGCAGTAGAAAGTCAGGCAATTGTTTTTCCAAGCACTTTGTATCACAGAGGAGTAACACCTAAAACAGAGGCTAAAAGATATAGTTTAGCTTTTGTCACACAAATATGATTCTACAAGCTAAAATAATCTGGTTTCCTGAATACTTGACTTCTATAAATTATGATTATTTGGAAGACACAATAGACTGGAAAGAAGACCATCTTGAAAATGTTAGAAATTACATGAAAGAAGACGGACTCCTATACCCAGGAATAATCATGTACAACCAGGAAAATAAAAAATACGAAATACACTGCGGCCATTATCGTTTTAAAGTAGCAAAAGAAATGGGTTATAGTGGAATGAATGTTTATAAAGTCAAGAATTACAAAGATGTTTTGTATTTGACGGAGTTCACTGAAAAATGTTATCAACATTATATTGAATTAAAACAAATAAAAGATATACATAAACCGGAAAGTAAATTTATATGAGTTACGAATCATTGAAAGAAGCCACAAAATTTCATGCAGTCAACCAAGAGAATTGGTGTGGAGAAGCTTTAGCAGAATACAAACATGAAGTATTTTCTATAATCAGGGAAAGAAATGTAAGGTCTATTTTAGACTATGGATGTGGTAAAGCAAAGTTTCACAAGATACTTTTTAATAATCCAAAAGTACCTGGATCTCCAATGGGTGTAGTTATTATAGGATATGACCCAGCTGTTCCGCAGTATGCAATAAAACAAAATATGGATTATGATTTAGTATTGTGTGTAGATGTAATGGAACATGTGCAAGAAGATAAAGTGGATGAAGTATTAGAAGATTTATTTAATTCTGGTAGACATATATTTTTAACAATAACTTGTTACCCAGCTACACAGATTTTACCAAATGGAAAGAATGCTCATTATACCGTGAAAGAACCATCGTGGTGGAATGAAAAATTAGCTAAGTATGATGGCAAATATACAGTAAGATTTCAAGAAAAAGCAGAACGATCTAAAATAGTAAGAAACCCAGATCCAGGAGAAAAAGATGGAAAAAACAGCTGATATACAAAACTTCATAGGAATATTTGATAATTATATAGATCCTAAAGAGTGTGATAAAATGATTAAACTTTTTGAGGAGAGACATAAATTTAGAGAAACTCTTGAAAGATTCCAAACAGAAAAAGCTGCTATTACTCATAAAAAAGATAGAGCTCTTTTTTTAAACCATGAAAACGTAGACGTTTATTATGAAGAGGCAAAGACTCTTTTAATTAATTTAGATATAGCTTTAAAAAGATATATGGAAAACACTTCCATTAATCAACACTTTCACAGATACGAATATACAGTCATGAAGATACAGAAAACTTATCCAACAGAAGGTTATCATGTATGGCATGTAGAGTGGAGTTGTAAAACTATGGACTTCATGAAAAGAATGTTAGTGTGGGCTGTTTATCTAAATGATGTTGAAGAAGGTGGGGAAACAGAGTTTCTACATCAATCAGTTAGAGTAAAACCTAAAAAAGGAAGAATAGTAATATGGCCTGCAGCTTTCCCATTTGTGCACAGAGGAAATCAACCACTATCTGGTGAGAAATATCTTTTAACTTCTTGGATTAACGGAATACTTGGAGAAGATTAATAAGAAGAATAAGATGTAGGTCTTGCACCTAATCTAGCAACTTTTTGTTCTGCAGTTTCACCTTCGACATTGTCGTCGTCCCAGTCACCTTGTAAACCAAGTAAATGACGTGCATCAAACATATCTATGAATTGATTGAAACTACCTAATACAGATTCGTCATATATTCCATTTTGAGAACCATCATTGTATTCTACTTGGTCATTGTCTGTATTATCATTCGTATATTGAATAGCGTGAAGATTACTAAATTTAGCTTGGTTCCAAAAAGCATCATGTTCTGGTTCTTCGAACTCATAGTTCATACCATCTTTTATACCAAATTCGCCAGACATCTTACAAATCTTTTTGTCTTCAAAAATAACTGACCATGATCCATGCTTTGACATAATAAAATTCTCCTTAGGTTTTAATAATATATATCACAGTTAAATAAGGTTGCAAGACCGAACTTGCACTACCTGAAAAACTTACACTTAAGGGGTGATTATGACCACCATTACCACCTCTGTTTCCTGTATTAGAGTTTCCTGCAGCACCTGTTGAAGGACCTCCGGAAATACCTTGTTGGTTAGCGGAGCCTCTACCCCCTGGAGCTCCATGATTATGTGGGGCTCTAGTTGGGTTACCAATCGTTCTATTTCCAGTGTTTCCACTAGCATTTCCTACGTTTGTAACAGTGTTAGCGCCCCCTGTAGAAGCTAAAGCTTTTGTAGGGGATCTTCCCATTACAATGTCATCTTGTAAATTAGGTAAATTAAAAGTAGTAGAACCGTCTCCTGATCCATAAGTAGTTCCAATAGTTGCAAATAAATCTGCATACGTAGAACGAGAAACAGCAGCTCCGTTACAGTCTAAAAATCCAGTAGGTATGGAACTATCTGACCAAGGTATAACAGATCCAGTTGTAATACCAACTAATCCTTGAATGCTGCCTCCATCAAAATCGTATCTAGTTGCTTCGTAGTTTGACATGTCTTCCTTATGTTTTAATTATATAAATTAACGTTATATAGGGTTGTAATACAGATCTAGCACTACCACTGAAGTTAGCTGATGCCGGGTGATTATGACCACCATTACCACCTTTATTTCCACTGGTATAACCTTGGTTATTTGGAGATGTGGTAAAAGTACCTGGACCACCTCCAGACGTTCTTGCATTTAAAGGGTGGTTATGTGATCCCATAGTAGGTTGAGATATAGATCTATTTCCTGTGTTAGCATTTACGTTACCCGTAGTAGCTACAGTATTAGCTCCTCCAGTAGATGCAAGAGCTTTAGTAGGTGAACTACCCATTGCAACATCATCTTGTAAGTTAGGTAAACCAAAAGTAGTTGATCCATCACCAGAACCATACGTTGTTCCTATAACTGCAAATAATGCAGCATACGTAGAACGAGATACAGTTTGACCATTACATTCTAGAAAACCAGAAGGTATGGCAGCATCCGACCAAGGTATGACTAACCCTGTATTAACTAAGTCAATACCTGTAAGGTTGGCTCCTGTGTAATCATATTTAGTTGCTTCGTAATTCGACATAATATCCTTAAGTTTTTATAATATATATTAAAGTTAAATACGGTTGTAAAACTGATTTAGCCCCTCCCGAAAAGTTTGCACTTGCTGGGTGGTTATGGCCACCATTTCCACCTCTATTACCAATAGTTACGGTTCTACTACCAGTAGCTCTTGCTCCACCACTTCCACTTCCAATAAAACGAGCAGAACCAGGTCCTGTTTTTTGAGCAGTGTATGGGTGGTTGTGTGAAGAAATAGTTGGTGTACTTAATGATCTATTACCAGTGTTGACTGAAATATTACCTGCTTGGTTAACAGTGTTTGCTCCACCTGTTGAGGCAATAGTTTTAGTTGGTGATCTTCCTACAACTACATCATCTTGTAAGTCAGGTAATCCAAATGTAGTGGATCCATCACCAGATCCATAGGTAGTACCTATGATAGTGAATAGATCTGCATAAGTTGATCTTGATACAGCCGCTCCATTACATTCTAAGTATCCAGTTGGAACAGATGTATCTGTCCAAGGTATAATTAAACCTGTATTAAGTCCTTGAATGTCTGTGAGATTCTGACCATCAAAATCGTACTTTGTGGCTTCGTAGTTAGACATGGATTATTTCTCCTTATAAGTCCAACCAGTAGTAGCATCTCCTGAGTAAACTAATGTGAAACCTGCACCTTGTGTATTAACCACAAGATCAGTTCCTGAATTAGCTATGTTTGAACCATTTCTACCAACAGTTAGAGCATTTGAATTGAAATCATAACCTTGGTCAATGAAAGAAACTTCATCACCTGTAGAAGGTGAAGCAGGCAGAGTTACAGTTACAGCTCCACCATTTGTATTTACTAATAGTTGAGCACCTGCTTGAACTGTTTCTGCAGCTGTAATCGCTCTCCATTTTTTAATTTCACCGGCTTTTACACAATTTGTTCCATCAGAATAAATTGTATAACTATGTCCTTCACATAAAAGAACACCTGTACCAGTTGAAGTTTTGAAAGTTAAAGTATTACCTGCGTGATCACATGCGTCTTCTACTGTGTAAACTTTTTCAATTCCATCAGGAATACTAACTGTAAGATTAGATGCTAATGTACCAGTTAATTTAATAACTTCATTTTTACCATCTGATAAAACACCATTTGAAAATGTTAAAGATCTAGCAGCATTAGTTATATTGAAAGTAGTAAAACCACCAATAGCTTGTTCTAGAATAAGTAAGTTTGTATTTGTAATCTGGCCCCAAGTACCTGAGTTTTCACCAGTTGCTTGTACTGTAAGTTTTAGGTTAGCAGATGTTGAATTCGCCATTTTTTAATTCCTTATACGTTCATTTTATTAAAAATATGAGTATGTGTCAAACTCATTAAGCAGCCACCTCCTGCCATCCTGGAGGGTCTATAGGTGCTGAACCTGTATTAACTTCGTTCCAGATTAGAGCACTACCATTTCCTTGACCCATAGTCAACCCTAAACCAGTTGGGAATACTTCAGCATTTCCTTTAACTGCTGAAGGCCCTGATAATGCTGCTGTTAATGGAAGTCCCGTAGGAGAGGCTATTGTTTCTGCTATAGATTCTGCTGTTCCTAAAGATGCTGATAATGCAAAACCTGTAACTGAAACTGTTACGTCTGCTTTAGCTGATAATGTACCTAATGCACCAAGCATAAACTGACCAAGTGCATTTGCATCTGGTGCAGGGTCTGCTTGACCTAAAGTTAATTGTGCTACGTTTAAAGTGTTTGCAGTTAATGTTACATCCGTAACTGCTTCTACAGATCCTAAGTTAGCTGATAAAGCTTCACCTGTTACTTGAACGAATTCCCATTCACCTGTTGCTCCCCATTCAAATAAGCCCCAGAAGTATCTGCCCCAACCTTCAGAGTTGTAAGCTTCAACAGAACCAAGACCCATATTCGCTTGGTTACCTGTTGCCATTGCATCAGGACTAGCATCTGCTTGTCCTAAATTTGCGGACATAGCAATTCCGCTTGGGAATGTTACAACCGCAATATCAATTGTAGTGCCTGTGTCTAATGCTGCTGTTAAAGGTAATCCAGATATATCAGGAGTTACATCAATTTGAGTTGTCTCGTCTCCTAAAGACGCAGATAGAGCTTGACCTGTAAGAGAGACGTTTTCGTCCCCCAACAAATCCCAAGTACCAAAACCCCAAGTTTGATTACCCCACGTTGCCATAGGAGATTACCTCCTACGATTAACCAGAGATTCTCAAAATCGCTGCTGTTGATGTCGGCGCTGGAAACTGAATTGTAAATACTCCAGAAGTAGCTGTTTTATCTGCTCCAAAATCTAAAACCGCAACCGCTGCATTTGTAGATGTAGAGGATGTGTTATAGATTAATGCTCCTCTAGCAGTTAATGAAACGTTCGTAAACGATCTGTCTGCGAAGTCACATCTTGCTACACCAGCTGTAATTGAAGTACCATTGTTAACAAGTTTTCCACCACCAGACACATACTGACCAGTGTCTGGAACTTCGTTACTTGTTGTGAATGAAGTTGTAGCTGAGTTTAGAGTTGCTGAAGAAGTATAAAGAGCTAATTTGAAAACGTCACCACCAGAATTTGAAAAGTTAGCGTCGCCTTCTAACAGTTGCTTCTTGAACGAGTTTGCAATTGCTTGTGTTATAGCCATAATTTATTCTCCTATTTACCTATACGAGGAACACCTGATTGATATTCATCTCGTCTTCTTCTTCCCATTTGTTCTACTGAGAAGCCTTCAAGTACCTGTTTATACTTTTGTTCGTATAATTGCAAGAGATCTTGTGGCCCTTTCAGAAAACCATATGCCTCAACTAGACATGCATACAAAAGTCCATTGGGAAAATACAGACTTAAATATGTAGTTGTATTTGTACTCGATAAGCCTTCGTCTTTCAAGACATAATTTAACTGAATTGTGTAGGTCGCATCAGGGGTAGGAGCTAGAACTATTGTATCCTTGTCCCACCAACTATAGTATTTTGGAACACCTGTAGCCCCTGTATTGTTGAATTCAGACATGAAACTAGTGTCTCTCCACTGTAAAAATTCTCTATTATTTGGTTGACTTACACCGTCAGAATTTATGATTTGAGCAGATCTAATAACTAGAGCGTTATCTGGAGTATCTATAAATCTAGTAGAAGCTACTAATTCAGCCGTAGCGTATCTTCTGTTATTATCAGAGTCTACATCTCTTAAGATTCTAAATTCTGCGTTTTCAATAAAACCATTTACAATAGTTGATGTTAACACAGTGCTTGACACTTCTGTGTAATCTCTAATTTTTGTTACTAGCTCATCATATGTCATGATATAGATACCGTTACCTCTCCGAGAATAGTTCTAGCTTCTCTTCTACTATTTATAACAGATGGATTTTCTGGCACCATACTATTATTACTAAAATCTTGAAATGCAAAATCTCCAGGTAAAGTCAAACTAGCTATCATGTTTCCACCACCAATTTGATTTGTTGGAAAGTTTTGAGGTCTTGCCTGCTCCAATCCTTGTGGATCAGCTACAAAAGGTTTTGGCTCTAATTGTGGTTGCTTTGGTTCATACTCTGATACATGAACAAATGCACCATTCCATTCAGTAACCATCTCTCTCCAAGGAAATGCTTGACCACTCCTATCTGAAATTGCTAATGCGTATTTTCCTTTTGCAAACTTAGACATTATATCTCCGGATAATAAGTTTTAGGAGAAATATAAACACTAGCAGGTGATCCGTCTTCTTGTAATGCTCTGTTTAATTCCTCTTCGTAAATTATTCTTAACTCTTGTACTCTTTGTGGAGCTTTTTTCATAGCTATGTAATAAGCTAAACCTGCGCACATACAAGGTACAAATCTATTAACTACATCTGCTTCGTTAGTATAAGCGCCTGCATCTTGAATTCTTTTTACATAATAAAAATATATGTAGTTTCCTGCCTGCGTATCTCCCGGGGTTAGATATAAAGTTATTGTAACTTTATCTATAAATCTTTGTACAAAGTATTGTGATGGTTGACCTGTAGAAGATTTATTTGAAAAAGCTTGATACTGTGATCTGTTTATTTTTGAAAGTGGCGTGTCCACGTTACTAGTATTTCTGAAACTGGCTTCAAGGACATCAGAAACCATATCAACAAAGTTTGTAACTGTATCTCCTTCGGCATGAGAAGCAGCTGTTGTTCCATCTGCACCTCTAGTTGCACCTGTTAAACTGTTTCCAGAAATTCCTGTATACGTTATTACTTCAGAATTAATTCTAACCTTACCTGATGAATTCATATTCAACACAGAAGATAAAGGAATAGTAGTAACTGCATCAGTAATAGCTGATGATAAAGTAGCTGTTATTCCATCTGCGTTACCATCAGAAGGTGATCTAAAGATTGTATATTCACTTTTACCTGAAACTAAACTTATAGCCGTTCTATCTACTTCCCAAAAGTGTAAACCTCTGTTGTCCCACTCTTGGAACATAATATTTAAAGAACGTCTTGCTGATCTTAGATCGTTACCTGAATAGTCAAATAAACCTAATCTCTCAAACGCTTCAGTTATAATTTCATCTATTGATAAAAATTTTTCAAATGTACTTGTGCCTGAAAAAGCCATTATTCTTTACTCCTTGAATATGGGTTAGTAAATATTGTGTAACCAGCAATATTGTCTGTGTTAGAAATGTATATCCCATTAGGAAAAATAATTCTACCACCAAAATCTAAATCAAAGTTTTTACCATCTGGTATATCTATATCACAAAGAGTATCACCATTGTTATCAGCTAAAGTAAATCTACCCGCTCCATTTCCATCAGTTGAAACACTTAAAGCTTCTAGTCTTGTAGGAATATTTTCAAAATCACTAGAAGGTGTTTGAGAAACACTTGCCCCTGAAGAAGCTGCTTGGGCTGTAGTTCCGTTTA